CCAACATGTAGTAACTTTGAAAAATGGTCGCTTAAAAGTATACTTCCACTTCTAGTACCATCATCATCATAAGTTCCGGTTATTAGAACTAGATTTCCTAAAACTGTAGGTCTTGTGTCTGTTGTAAATGCCATTGCCATTATTCTTCATCTCCTGTTGATTTGTCCATTCTATCGTCGTATATAGTTTCTTCTACTACTTTAGGTTCAGGAACGGCTTCCTCAACCACTGGCTTTGGTGCCGATGGGTTGAGGGTAGCCTTTACCTTGTCCAAGAGTTTCGCTTTAGTAGCGTACCCTGTTACAGTTGTTCCTTTTTCCTTGAGCCATGTAGATATATCTGTTTTAGTCCAACCAGAATCAGGTAGTCCGTCGTTTCCTTTATCGACTGTCTTAGGCTCCATGCCTTCGATACGCCAATGAGTTCGTGCGAATCTCCATTCGTTCTCTGCTATCCACTCTTGGGAAACTTCTACTGGTTGAAGTCTACCCGCCATTTCTTTTTGGCCGGGTATTCTTCTGTAAGTATCAGGTCCAAGAAATACTATCTTGGGCAAGTTTCCTCACCTCAAGATACTATTGCCATGAAGCCAGTTGAACCAGTTAGATTTCCTTCACAAGCAAAGGTAATGACACCTGTACCAAGTCCAGCGTCTACTGAACAAGATGTTGATGCTACACCTGAGCCACCGACGACGATTGCGTGAACTGTGTCACCATCTCCGCCAACTGTAAATTCATTGTTGTCTTGTACCAAAGTACAAGTTCCTACAACTAATTTAAGTCCACGACCTGCTGTGTTAGATGTATCGTCATTAGTTGCTTGGAAACCATCAAGTGTACCGGGATAAGCGCCGTTTGCTGCACCTTTTAACCAATCTGTTCCTTCAACCAATGCACCTGCATAAAGGTCTAATTCAAAGTCTACGGTCATTACGCCCGCTGAGCCTGTTGTTCGTGTAAATGTTACTGCCATAATTTTTCATCTCCTATTATTTTTTTTCTCCATTAATCCTCATTGAAGGTCACGAATCGAACCTTGTCCTCCAAAGAAAGTTGTCCATACTTCTCCCATTGTTCTATAAAGTCCTTCTTGTCCAAGACGGTTAATAGCGAATGGGTCTCCAGTTTCTATACCAGATTCAAAGTATTGTGTAGGCTTTGCTGTACTGTAGTATAAGTAGTCAGTATCTAGCATGTAAACTCTGCTGATGCCGTCTGCTTCTACATCCTTAGATGGGATAATTGGTACACCATTGTAGGTAGCAACAATAAATCCTGCTTCCATACCCGGTACACCTTTGACACCGTTGTAAGTTGGTACAACACGCTTCTCTTCCATGAATCTTTGTTGACTCTGTAGAAGTTGTTGAAGTCTCATCAAAGTATCATATCCAGTTAGCATAACCTTTGGATTGCCACCACGAACCCATATTTTTCTAAACATTTCATCGAAGTGGTCTAGGCTTAGGGTTCTGTTGGTTCCCTTTGTACCAGAAGTACTTACTTCTGCTCTAGCCCAGCCTGTGGTTCCTCTGTCGTTAATTGCATCAATTGAATAGATGTCTCCATCAGCGGCAGCGCCGTAATCTCCACCTGCTCCACCAAAGTCCATTGTGCCAGCAGCGTTTCCAGATGCTGTGCATGAACCAGTAGTAACACGGTCAAGTGATTCAATGTTGTTACCTGCTGGTGTGTCGACATCAGTTAGTAGCATACCGTTAATCATCTCTGCGTGGTGCTTACCCATTTCTTCTTTCAATACTGAGCGAATGTCGCCAAGTCCGTCATCCTTGTCGTTAAGGAAGATTGCTGTCTCAGACATATCGAATGAGTGAGCAACGGTCTTTGGCTTTGCTGCAACATTTTGGAAAGTTGGTTTTTGTGTATCAGGTAGAGTACCGTTCTCTGCTATTCCACCGCTTACAGTAGCAGATGGTTTAGAAGTTACTACTCTCCATCCACTTCTGTCCCAAGGTTTCTTAGGTAGGATAGAGAATGCGTTGAACTCTTGGTTCAATTGACTCCATACTTTTCTACCGTATATTGCTTGGTATGTTCCTGCTGTAGTGGAAAGCATAGGTGCATCTGCCTTTAGTAGTTCAGAACCACTGTAGGAATATCCCATACTTTGCCCAGCGCCATAATAATAACGCTCCATATCATTTACTGTTCTCATATAATTTCTTGCCATATATATTCCTC